ATTTGACGGAGACAGTTTCACCTGATACTTCAAAGATAACTCTATCCCAGTATTTAGCCTCCAGTGATGCATTTGTAGGTGTGTTTGCTAATGTTATAGTTTTCATCATACCTCTTGTAGTATCATCCACTCCATTATTTACATAATGAAGGACCTGTCCATCTTGACCATTCACCCAGTTAAATGCTACATCCCAAAAGAATGGAGGATTAGGTTCATCTGTTTTTGAATAGCTAGGAGGTAGATTAACATCAGCATCTACTTTGGGAAAATCTCTGGCAGAACCTGTTTTCATCAATACTCCAGAGGGAGCACCATAATCAATAGTAGTTCCATCACTTCTTGATCGTCCCTGACTTCTAACGAGACCTAATGTATATCCATCATTGGTATCAGCGGTCGTTGAACCATTGAAATATATCACACATTGAGAGTTGACCTGAGATAATGGATGAGCTTTACCTATTACATCACATGCTTCAAACTCATTCTCTGCTTTGTATCCAGTAATGAGAACATCAGTTCCTGACGCAGATGCCTGAAAGTTTCCTGTAAGTTGATCAGCTCCATATTTTGAAGGTCCTTCAGCTGATTTCTGAGTATCTTCATCAATGTATGCTGAGAACTCAGCAGCCGATGGTTTATCAGTAAAGGCGGTCCCATTACCTACTTGGACTATCTGTATTTCAAATCCATCAAAAACATTATTAGTGTCTAGTCTTTCACTAACTGTTATAGTAGAGACTTCTTTGTATGCTTTCTTTACTACATCATTTAACTTTTCTTCTAGATGATTCGCAAATGTAAATGTTGTGTAAGTCCCTTCATCAAATATGATTCTAAGAGGTGAATTGATATCATCCGCTTCAGTTGGACGCTCATCACCACTTGTAGCATCATTCATGTTCTGTGGACTTTCAGCTCCCCAATAAAAGAAGATACCATCACCACTATTAACTACAACTGTATCTGTGTTTCTACTACATTTAAGAGATACAACTGCGACCTCACTATCCTTATCTACTTTCAATGGAGATTTAAAAAAGTTCTGGAATGATGATGGATCTTCTATCCCAATATTATGCTGAGATGTGTTTTCGTGTTCACGTTGACTTGACGAGCAAATAATCAAAGACATATTTATAATTTATTATAAAAAAATTATATAATAATAATAATAAAAATGTATCGTAAAAAAAGAGATAAAAATGGTAAAAAGCCACAGGGTAGGGAAGTAAAACCAGCTGACAGATCATGCACAGGCGAGTGTCAATATAAAATTAAGGAAGAAGTCGTTGATAAAAAGAAGGTAAGAGAAAAGGATGTATTTGACAAGAGTAGTAAGAAAAAGAAGAAATCTAAATAGAGGCTTCGAGCTCTTCTAGTTCTTTTCTCTTCTTCTCTATTTCTGCTTTCTTCTTAGCTTTCTCTTTCTCTTCCTTTTCCAATTGTTTATGTAATTCTTTATCTTCTTTTTGTTCCAACTTCTTCAGTTTAGCATTCGCAATATCATATAACTCTTTAATTTCAAGATAATTTTCTGCTGATTTATCTAGTAATTCTCTTTCTACAAAATTAGTTCTGTAATGTGATACTTTAGCCTCTAGATTTTTAATTATCCCTTCATATCTGAGGAGCTTATTAGTTTGTCTCATTTGAGCATCTGTCTGTTCTGATTTTAATTCTAGTCTGATATTTTTCTCTAGGTCTCTTTTTATTTGATTAACTTCATAATTAATACCGTTCTGCTTTTCAGTTTCTAATTCTTTGAGCTTATTATTTAATTGTTTGTTTCTCCTTTTGAGTTCTATCACTTTACTAGTATCTGCATCAAGTAATGCTTCAATGACACATAATACCTTAGGATTTATTGTCTTTGGCTTAGCTTTTGTTCCCACGAAATATTCTTTAAAATCATTTTTCATTGACTTCCTTTTCCCAGGAGTACATTGTTTCTCGTCTACACTTTCTAAAGAATAGTATCCATCCTTATAGAAATCAAGACATACATCAAGAAATTTGCTGAGTTGATTGTAAGAGAGTTGAGCGGAGTAATCCATACTATTAGGGATATTTTATCTTTAAATAATAAGCGACAATTATCCTAATCAAATCGTAGAATTATTGGCTCAGAATATTTCATGATTAATAATCCTTGTTTAGGAGGTCTAATGAAAGCATTGCCTGATCTAGCAGTCTTCTTTCTCCTTTTCTTTTTTTCCGCTGTCGTTGTATTGAGATTGGCTAAACCAGGTTTTTCATTCTCTAAAAGACAATTCTTATCTACTTTCTCCGTAATGAAGTTGGTCGCATCATTTTTTACTTTTTCCGTGTTATTATGTATATGAGTCATTATATTTATTATTAAATCCTATGTTTTAAATAATGTAAAATATAGGTTAAATCCCAACCATTTCTGAGTTATTTGTAAAAATCTTCAGCCTTATATGTAATATAATAATATAAAATATATATATATCATAAATTCACAAATTCATAAAATGATAATCATTGATTTTCTATACAATACAATTATTTCAAAATGTTTAAAAATGGTTGCTAAGTAGTTTTTTAGTTCAAAATTAACATATTGATACAACTCATAGTTCAAATGAAAACAACGAGTAGTTATAATGAAACCTACTTTACATTGAAATGAAAATGATGAAATATGATATTTTACAACCTCAGCCATAATAATCCAACCTTGTCATAATGATATCTTTTCTACAATGCTTCAATAAAATATAATGAATATCTATAAAATCAAAATAAAATATAATATCCTACAATTATTTTCTAATGAAAATATAAAAAGATGTCATCAGATTATTTACCTCAGATGAATATGCCTCCGCCTCCGCCAGAGACTCCCATTGAAGATCCTGATGCTGACCCTCTTGTAAGCAAAGCAGATGCTGATGAAGGAGCAGTGAAAATAGAGATAGAAGATAGAGAAGAAGAAGTTGATATCATAGAAGATGATATCATAGAAGAAGATGAACCTCCTACGGAACCAGTCGTAAAGCCAAAGAAGAAGTTTAAGAATGAAGAGGTATTTAGAACTCCTACAGTAATGCCTGTCAAAGAACCTGAGAAACCAAAGAAGAAGAGAAAACCTCCTACACAAGCACAGTTAGACGCTCTTGCTAAAGCACGAGAAAAAAGAAAACTTGCTCGTGAAGAAGCACAGAAATTGAAAGAGCAAGGTATAGAACCTCCGCCATCAAAGAAACAGCAGAAGCAAGAGAAAGAGGTAAAAGCAGTGATAGAGAAACAAGGACAATTATATACTGAAGAGCAAATCTCAAAGATAACTGCTAACGCTATAGAACAATACGATATGAAGCGTAAAGCAAGAAAAGTGGAAAAACAGAAGAAGAAAGAAGAAGAAGAACAACAGAAGAGAGTCCAGCAAACTCTTAATCGTGCATTAGGAACTCCTGATCCAAATGATATATGGAGCCACGCATTGTCAGGAATGTATGGAGTTTAATATAATGTAGCATCATCAACTAATTTATAATTACTGAATGTAAAGCCTTCCTTGGCTTCCTTAATAAATAATGTCGCAATCGCAGGATAGATAAACTTTGTGATATTACCTTTTTTCTGTAGAGCCATATACTCATTATCAATTGCTCTTTCTTTCTTTCCATTTGGGATATTACTTAATATCATTCTCGCTACCTCCGCATTAGGAATATAATACCCGCAGGTCCACCCTATCTTAAATAATTTAGGATCTATTACATTAATCCCTTTTATCAAGTTGTGACGAACCTCTTCTTTTTCTCCTCCTTCTTTAAACTTTTTCATATCTTTCAATAAAGGTGAAGTAATATCTCCTCCAATATAACAGAACTCATTTACATCTTTTAACTCTTCTAATCTCTTCCATTGATTGTTTTCTATGACAGCATCATCTTCTATGATTACTACTTGTTTTAAGTCCTCATCTATAATCTTTTGTAATAATCTTTTATGAGACAAACTACAAGCAACAACCTTTTTACGATATTCCATCTTAGCATTATGTCTGAAATGATATCTTTCTACTTGTTCTTCTGTAACATCAGACCACCAAGTCGCATCAAATAATTCATATCTTTCTTCATCATATTTATACTTTCTGTTTTCATAAGCATTCACGACAAAAACTCTAATACAATTCATTTATATTATACAATATTATTTTTGTCCTGTTTCAGCGACCTTTGCTTTATCTTTACTTGACACCTTTGGAAAGATACCGTGTTTTAATGACATTCTATGAACTGGAATATTTTTCCCTTTATCAATATGATACTTAAGTAATGGCTCAGGATTTACAGCTCTTTTTTTATCAATAAGATATGATTTCATATTATCATACAAGTCTAAATATTCAAGCATAAGAGGTTTCTTAGCAATTGCTATTTTATCCTGATAACCACCAAAATCGGCAAGACGAGGAATATTTATTTTATCTGCTTCTAAATCATTATAATTTAATTTCTCTTTATAGAATACATCAACACGAGTAGATATAACCCAGTCATAATTTACTTTACTTTTCATAAAAAGACTTCTTACATTATCTCTGTTCCGCCATAACATCATAGGATTCTTTATAATAGGAGTCATTTCTTTATTGGCTTTTACTTTATCCCATTCAATATCAAGTAGTGGCTTATCACTATATTTCCAAGCGACAGGTTTATACATTTTTAAGAAACCATCAAGTAATTTTGGATTAATAGGCTCAGTAGAGATACCAGCATAGAAATCCACATCATTTCCTTGGACTAAGTTATCCATAATATTTTGATAATGTTTATCATACGATGTTAATCTACCTGATATTAGTATAGCAATCTTCATTTTCTTTTTTCCTATGATATCTTTAGGAACAAAGAATGTTTTGCCTCCACTTTCTATCTTCCATCTCTTACCTGATTCTCCTATAACTTTCCCTCTTTTGTTATCCCATTTTACGATTTTACCGATCATTTGTAATAATACAATAAAAAAAATATATATAATATATTATAAATGGAATCCGCACCTCCTAAGATATTTCCTGTTAAAGATCCTGAAGAACAATATTTAAATAAAAATGGATTACCTCCAGTTCATCCACATCTCCCACAGATAGAAGGATATGGTGGTGGTGCTTGTTTATTAATGATATCTCCCGTCAAGACGGGGAAGAGCACGATAGTCTCTAATCTTCTGCTCTCAAGCGACTTTTATGATGCTCAGGAACGATTTGACTCTACACATATTATTTCCAATACGATCGCGAATGATGTGACCTCTCGTTATTTAAAAGAAGCATTTGATACTTACGACCAATATAACGATTCAATCATAGATGGACTTGTAGAGAAGCAGAAAGGATATGCTAAAGAAGATCAGCCAGAGATTGCTGTAGTAGTGGATGATTGTCTTGGTTCAATTAAAAGAGAAGGTAGAATAAATCATTTAGCGAGTAGATTTCGTCATTTCAATATAAAACTTTTAATAATCTCATCACAGAACTTTCGTTCAGTGAGTCCAATTATAAGACAGAATGCTACGAATGTAATTGTGGGAAGTCCTTTTCCTAACAGAAAAGAGTTATTAAAGATAGCAGAAGAGTATGGCGATTTATTTGGAGGACCCGAGAAGTGGATAGCACTATATAAGAAAGCAACACCTGAAAGATATAATTTCGTCCATCTTGATCTTCAATCTAATCCTCCTAAGATGTATAGGAACTTTGATGAGTTAATAGCAGAAGGTGAGAAAGATTTGATTTCTATAAGTCAAAAAGATATGGTTGAAGAGGATAAAAATTTGAATGATTTAGAAAATAAAAATAAAAAAGAACAAGATGCCATATAAAGATCCTGAAATGTATAAAAAAAGTCAAATAATATTAAGATGGAAAAGAAAAGGTCTAATAGATGATGATTATGAAATTATATATCAAAGATGGTTAGACACTACTCATTGTGATTATTGTAATATTGAATTAGTATCAGGTCAAAAAGGATTGAATAGGAAATGTATGGATCACGAACACAATACAGGAAAGTTTAGAGGAATATGTTGTCATAAATGTAATATGAATCAACCCGATGTGAAAGTTCGTAGTAATAGCGTGAGTCAAGAAAAATATATAGAAAAGACTGGAAATACATATAGATATCGTAAAACAGGGCAATCAGGTAAATCATTCAAAACATTAAAAGAAGCGATAGATTATAGAAACGAACAAGAAAAAAAATCAAAAAAAGATAATGTAGAAGAAAATATTGATACATCATAAAAACTATGGACTTATATGGATTGAATGAGGCAAGAAGTCAAGGGAACGCGAGAACTCAAAGCAACGATTTATTTAACGAGCAAATAAGAGTGGCTCGTGATAATATTAATAACACCTTGGACTCTGAGAAGATTCAAGCACAAGGTAATCTACGAGATCAGAAAGAGAGAGATTTACAAGATAAAATTATATATGATATACACGATACAATTGGAGGTGCTAATTTACTCAATTCATTAAGTAGAATTAGTGAATCGGCGGAAGCATATAATAAGGCAAAAGCGTCAGGTCTTAGTGGAGGTATATACACATTTCTAAGTTCTCAGCAAGCAGTGAGAAGGGGTGATGTAGATAAAGTATATGGCTCTGCTACTACTGTAGGAGATAAAGTAGCAGATGCTACGACTAATACAGTAAAACAAACAAGACAAAGTTCTCTACCGCAATCTCTTGGAGCAACACAAACACAAACAGCACAACCATTAACTGAAGCACAGCAATCATCATTTTTAGATGAGAGTGCCAGAGTGATGGGAGCAGATGCTCGTCCTGCTTCCTCTGCAACGACAGAAGTAAATAGCAGACCTAAAACAAATGAACCTGCTTCTGCTAATGAGAACACTCCTGAAATACCTGAAGGTGCTGGAAAATTAAATCCTACTGACGAATTAAGTTCTGGTATTTTATCCGCTACTGAAAAAGTAAAGAAAGGAGCAGGATTTGCTTCTTTAGGATTGAGAGCAGTTGGAGATGTAGGTGGAGTAATAGGAACATATGAAATGTTTAAGAATGGATTTGCTACGAATAAAGATGGAACTGTAGATAAATGGAATGAAGTATCACAGATCGCAGGGACAGTTGGGACTGGATTAGATATCATAGGAGCATTTATTCCAGCACTTGAACCTGTGGGACAACTGGCTCAGGCAATTGGAGCAGTAGCAGATACAATTGATAGTCATAATAATGACGCAGAAGCGACTAAAGAATCTCAAAATGAGGTGGATAATGTAGATACACAGAGAACAGCACAACTCAACGCATTACCTCAGGCTAAATCTCAAACGGCTCCAGTAAATAGTATGGTATCAGGGGGACTTGTAGGAACAGCATCTCAGCACATCAATAATGCTACTCAGGGAACTGGAACATTTTAACGAAGATTTAGATTTTTTTTTATTATTAAATTAAAATATAAATACATTATAAAATGCCTACACAACAGTTCTGGACGAGTGAAGAAAAGATACCAATCTCTCAAAAGAAAGTCTCAATACAGGCTGAGAATGGTCTCAGTTATGATTTGGGACAGCAGATTAATTTTGTTATCCCAGCATCTACTGGATATATGATGCCGAGTGAGACATATCTAAGAATGGATGTGAGAGTTCAATATCCATCAGGACAACAGGGTATTCCTCTAACTCTTGATGGTGATCTTGGAGCAAATGTTCTCATCCGGGATATACGCATTAGCTCTGGAGGAGCACAAAATCAGATCCTTGAGGAACTGCAAAATGTGAATGTTCTTACTGCTCTAAAGTATGATTACGAGTCAAATGACAATCTTAAGAAGAAGCGTGCTATGACTGAAGGGACTATTCTTGAGAGCAATGTTTCACGACCTAATCAGGGGGCTACATCAACAAATATGAATAATCTTGACACGAATCCATATTTTAGTTCATCAAATGGATCTCAACTCGTAAATGCTGATTACAGAACTGTCAAAGCACTTCTCAAGCTCCCTACAGGTATATTCCAGAATGATAAAATCTTTCCCCTTGGTATGACTCAGGGACTCCGTATAGAAATAATTTTGGAAGATGCAAATAAGGTTTTCCGCCAGTTAGAAACTGGTCTTAAAAATCGTAGAATGAAAAGCAATCCTGTATTCCATTCTATTAATGGTTCAAATGACGCCAAGGACTCTTGGTTAAGTGGTTCTTCACAGACTCACTTCTATTTGGAGAGAAAGAATGGTAATATCTCGCTTGAAACTTGTCCTTTCTTCGTAGGTGATACAGTCGCATTTGTGAAGGGTGGTTCTGCTTCTGCTGCTGCTCCATTTGATTCTCGTATCGCAAAGAGTGGAAGTGATACTGCTACTGATATTCTCAAAGTTGGGATAACTTCTCTAACATACGACACAACTGTTGGAACTGGTAATGCTTCTGGTGGTCTTATAAAGGTTGGATTTGCTTCAAAGAATAATGCTTGGTATGCTCCTATTACTTCAGCATATTCCGTGTATTCTTGTGGAGTAGATGAAGCCTCTTCATTCAATCCCACTTGCTCTGTGGATAATGTTGAATTGATAGTCCAGCAGGTGGAAATGCCCGCAGGATATACTGCTAAAATGAATCAGATGTTAAAAGCGGGTGGTTCAATGGTTTATGACTTCTTGTCATATACTAACTATAAGTATTCTCAATTACAGAGTGATCGTGTTGTGAATATTCGTCTCCCTATTCAAAACTCAAGATGTAAGTCTGTATTGTGTATCCCTACGGATTCTACTCCATACTCTGCAAAGCAAACTATTTTCTCTGGTGATACTTATCAGGTAAATAACATTGTAAGAGATTGTGGTGGTTCTGGTGTTGATGGATACACACAGAATCGTTCTACTCGCAGTGGTCTTGTAGGAATTGCCGATCACGCTTCTAACTATCAGTTTATCTACGATGGAAAATTGAATCCTAATAGAAAAGTTCCTCTTTCTCGTGTATCCGTGAATACGGGAGATGATTTAGCTCTAAATCAGCAGTTATTCATTGAGAATGAGAAAGCACTTCGTATGGCGAATATTGATCCTCTATCTTATGAGAAATATCAGGATAATTTCTTTATTGGTAGGAGTTTCAGTTTAGCATCAGGAATCTACGATGCTCGTGGAAAGGATTTTAATCTCCAAGTAGAATATCAGGAAACTACTGGTCCATCTAAGCCGAAACTCTGGAACTGCTGGGTCGCCCATTTGAGACGTATTGTTGTCAAGGGTGATGCTATTGCTTTGGAAGTATAATTAAAGATATCTTTTTTAAAATTATTTTTTTGATATAAATATATTTTTATATATAAATAAAAATGTCTTCACGCCAAAATCTACAAGTGACGCCGAGTAATCACACATCTACTGGAAAGATATCTTACAAGGATGGAAATCCTCTTATTCAGTTTATCATTGGAGAACAGGGTAGAATGCTTATAGGCAGTTCTGTTCGTCTCGTAGGTGATCTATCTATTTTCAAAGCAGACGATACTCTATCTACTGGAAGTCTTCGTATGTCAGAGCAGTTGGGAGTATATTCTATTATTGATAGTCTTACTATTAAATCTCAGGCAACTCATCAGGTGATTGAGGAGATTCGTCATTTCCCACGATTTATGGCATCCTACCTCCCAGTGACTTCAAGCGAACAGGATAACGCGGGACATCTAAGTATGACTGCTTTGACCTCTGTAAATTATGATAATCAACAGCACAGTGTCGTAGAGATTCCTTCCGCACGAAATACTGGAAACTCTTTTGCGATAAATCTCCCCTGTGGCTTGTTTATGGGACAGAATCCTATTCCTCTAATGGCGAATGGTGCTGGAGGAGTAGGGGGTCTCCTTGTAGAGATTCAACTTGCTCCAGACTCAAATGTTCTCTTTGATGAAGATGGTTCTTCTACGAGTGACGCTGTAAAGGACGCATTTTATCAGTTAAAGAATTTAAGTATTAATTGTGAAGTAATGACTCCTGATCCTTCAGTGCAAATGCCTCCAGCATCTACATTTGAATACAATTCTATCTCATCATACTTCACTACATTTAACTCTACGAATGCTATTGTCAATTTCAATCTTGGTCTTTCAAGAGTTCTTGGTGTTTTTGGTAATATTATTTCAGCAGATAAAATTAACAACAGAGGAGAGAATGGTTTATCTAACAACTATCCTGTGAATAAAGATGGAACAAGTGCTAAAATTACTCAGTTATTTTTCACTCGTGGTGGAGAACGCTTCCCTCTTGAATACAATGTAGATACTCTACAGAACTCTAATCTCACATATAATGAAAATAACGATACAGCCGATCCTCAAATTGTTCAGGAGTATATGAATGCTATTACTCAGTTCTCTAAATTGAGGAGAACCTCTGCTTCTCCACTAAATACTAAATACACGGCTGGAACTCCCGCCGTAGTTAATTTCAAGGTAGATGGAGGGTCAGTTGCTGGTATTGGTATCGCATACGATGTTATCTCAGGTCAGGGTGTTGATTTTTCATCTGTTAATTGGGGTATGAATATGATTTGTGATTTAACAAGTGATTCTCCTCAGGCATTCTATCTTTTCGTGCATTCCAAGCAAACCCTCGCATTTAGTCAGCAGGGTATTTCTGTGGTTCGTTAAATGATATCTTTCTCATTGATTTTTTTAAAAAAAAGTTTTGATATAAATATATTTTTATATATAAATAAAAATGTCTTATGCTACTTCTTCCGATCAATCAACGATGATGTCTCAAAGTCCTTCCCCAGCAAATGCTGGAGCAATTCCAGACCTTGTAAAGATAGGACAAATCCCCACTAACACTGCGATTGATATAGAAACGGATATTTTAGATCCTGTCGTTCATAGCGATACTTTCTGTAGATTTCAATTACAGAATAAGGGTATCCTTCATTCAAACTCTAAGATTATTCTCCGTCTTGCTCCAAATGGTGTTGCTGGTTTCCTCCCAGTAGGAGTGGGAATACACTCACTAATTGAACGATGTGCTCTCCGTGTCGGCACGAAAACAATGTGTGAAATAGATGACTACAATCACTACGCAGGATATAAGTCAATGTTCCTTGCTAACGAACATCAAAAACAGAGAGAAATGTATATGTCAGGAAGGCGACTGGCTCACAAACCGTATTACACGGATGCTGATGGTGCTAACAATTTCTTTGGAGATGAAACAGTATTAACTACTAAGGCGGAAAGAGTCGGTCTTGATAATGGTGCTTGTGTATCTACAACTGACGCACAGGCGGTCTCACTAACAGCACGTGAATGGTTAAGGACATCTTCTAATTATGGTCCTGAATTAACTATTTCTCTACAGGAACTTTTCCCATTCCTCACACAGAATCAATTGCCTCTATTTATGATGAATGAACCAGTGACTATTGAACTTTTCTTCTCTAAATCTGCAGGAGAACGTGTATGTCTCCCTGAATCTGCTTCCAATTCAACTGCTACAGATTTCACAATTGATACTACTGCTACTCAACTCGTGGCGGATTATCAGTATTTCCCTCAGGAAATGATGGAACAATACGCCCAGCAGAACAGAAACTTATCATTTACATACAGTGATTACAGACTTGCCAAGAGAACTATTGAAGTGAATGCCTCTGGAAGTGAAGCATCTACAGGACAACTCATTATCAATGTAGGAGGTGCTGGACGATTGGTGACGAAGGTATTTACAAGTCTTGAAGATAATAATATTAAATCACTAAGTGTATTAAATAAATATCATTCACGAGGTCTGTCAAGAGATTATACGAATGCTAATGAAGCCTTGAGAAACAATGGGAAACTCACCGCAAATATTAAGTATAACGATCATTTCCTCTATCCTGTAGATGTTGATAACTCCGCACTCCAGTTTAATTATTTAGTTCAGGGAGAAGGTATGGTTCCTTTCATACAGAGAGAAGAATACAATTTTGAAGGTCAGTCGTTAGCATCGGGGACGTATGAAGGATGGGGACAGAATAGTGAAGATAATGGTTTAGCAAATAACTTCTTTTATCAGTGTTATAAGTTAAATCGTAATGAAAGAGTAAATAGCAGAGGAATTGAAATATATAATACTTGGGATAAGATTAAGAACTCCAAGGCAACAGGAGCAAATACTACTACTCTCCGCACATACCTTGAAATGGTGAGAGTCGCACAATTACAGGATGGAGCAATGGAAACTTTCTTTGCCTAAGATATCTTTTTTGATTGATTTTTTTTATATATATATAATAGTAAATATATATGGAACCGAGTTATTATACTGATACAATATTGCTTGAAGCGAATAGGAAGTCTTCAGCAGAGTATCTTGCTGGTAATTTTGAAAGTAAATCAACTTGGATAAATGATCTTGGAGCAGGTATAAAATTAGATATAGGTGATACAATATCAGTTCATTCAGCATATATAAGTGAGATAGGGAATGAATCTGCTACTATAGAGGTGAAAGGTCGTAATGCAAGAAATAATATAGGTGAAAGACAATTATATACTTCTGTAAATGTGTCAGGTGTGAAAACACAAGGTGGAAAGAGTAGTGGTCGTGATAATATTGAAGCATTTAAAACAAGTGATGGTAATTATTCTTGGGATTATACTGTAGATGATAATGTGGTAAATCAAATAAAAGATAATGAGATAAATCTAACTCATTCGTATTATAAATGTGCTCAGGGTGATAATTATTTAACACTACCAAGAAAATGGGGAGCAGATGATACTCGTGGATGGTGGGATAATCAAAATTGGTCTAAATATTCAAGTTCTACAACAGGTCAGGTGGATAGTGTGAATCCATATAGATTGGGGACTGATTATAGTGAAATAGTGAAATATGGTAATGCTTCAGGATATGGATTTACAGATACAAATATTGCTAAATCAACAAATACAACAATATCTCACGATGGAAAGAGATTTACATTATTCGTCCGTCGTTCTTTCAAAAATTATGTTCCTAATGGTGAAAATACTGGATTTACTTTACAAGGTGAAAGAGACCCTGCTATGATGGATTTTATATGGTATAAGAAAACAGTGAAATATTCAGTTTCAACTGGATTTAACTCTCCAGCAAATGTAGCCACACAGATAACAAATAGAATGAATGATGTAAATGAAATAGAAAATGTATCTTACGGTGCTGAAGAGGGGACATTAGATGACGGACAAATAAAACAAAATAATCTTAATTTAGAGGCTCAATCAAATACTTATGAAATATTTCCTTGTGCTACAGCGTGGTTCGTGAGAAATGCTGGTGAGTTATGGTTTAATGATGACTGGGTAGAATTAAAAGAATTACCTCTTACAGAAACTGACACACTTCAAGTATTAGAGAGACAAAATTGTTTCAGTGCTGATTCTTTTACTATTGATTCTTCTCTTATTTTTGATAACGGATATTGCCGAACAGGATGGAAGTTTTATGATGTTAAAAATGCTACAACGGGTGTCAGTTATAATGAATTTGACGAGTGGAAGGGTGAGTCTGTATTGAATATGAGAGCATATAATGCCTCAGACGTATCTCCCTCAAAACATACACTTATCGCATTTAAAAAAGAGTCAAGTGCTTCATTTACGATTTCTAATCCATTATTACATACTCTAAATATGAGATTCGCAGTAGATCATATTCCTATACTTTTTGAATCTTGTTATTCAACAGTAGGATATCTTCGTCCTGAGATACAAGAAGCAGGTAGAGAATTAACATCCACATATTATACATTAAATAATATTACAACAGATGGCAATTTCAATGTAGATCAAATGACATATCCTATGGAAAATCAATCTGGAAGTAAAAAATCAACTATCTTGACGAAAATCCCTTGGACTGAAGAGAACTTACAGAAACTGAAGAAATTATTTGACTCTCAAAGTCTCTATCCTGAACTTTTTGATTGGGATGGAATGTCTGCATCTCAAAGAGATTTAATAAATGTGACTGAAGAAACGAAAGGAAATATATCTTTGAATACTATGAGATTTTTACATATGAACGATTCATCACAAGAAGAAACAACAGAACGTGAAGTGGATGTTTTACCTCCTGGAGGGTCTATCACTGACAGAGGATTTTTCATACCTACAACAACGACTCATTTAAAAAGAGGTATGCGAGTGGTCTCAACTGATTTAGATGATGATGAAGAATATAGATATTTCCCTGAGAATACTTTTATCATATTAGTAGAACCTTCAGGAGTTTATGTAAGTAACGCGAGTAATATAGATGCAGAGGCACCGTCAAATCCTTCAACAATTAAATTTACATCAGGAGGTTTAGGAAGTGATAGATATACAAACGCGAGTAATATTGCTAACTATTTACACACTGCTGGAGCAGTATTTTTTGATTATAACCCAGCGAGAAAAGATATCTCTACTGGTGAAGGAATTGGAGTATCAGTATATGATACATTAACATACGGATTTGCTAAAAAATATACTGAGTTAGATATAGATTATATAGGATTATCTGTGGAAAAATATCAGGAAGGAACATTACCTCAAGTGTGGTTTAATGATGACGCCACGCCAACTATAAAACGAACGAGGTGTATAGGATTTGATAAGCATTTCAACGCGTATGGGACTGGTGCTATTTTATTAACGAACGGACACTCTGGATTATGGGGAGGTGAATACAATGCATCTTCAATTAATGGAAATAGATGGACGAGAGTTCAAGATAAATGGTCTGGAAGCGATACAATGATAACTGTTGCTGAGACTGGTTCTGTATTTAGGGCATTTCAACCTCAACCCTCAGCCGATGGATGGTTCATTGGAAATGGGACAAAATTTGGTCCTTGTCCTGATGATCCTGTTAATGCGAGATTATATAATGAAATATATTGTGGAGCAAATCAGCCTTCATTACAATTCTCAGGTGATAGTTCAAGATTTTCATTTACAAATCTTCATACTCCTGAATTAATAGGGACTGATGCTTTATCAGTATTATCTGGAAGTGATGTAGGTGACGCGAATGTTCCTTGTTATAAATTAAATAAAAGATTAAGTAGATTGAATTATAGTCCTGATTTTGCTCCATATAATAATGTTTTTAAAGCAGGAGATCAAGCGAACGCCGAAGGTGCTGTCGTGGAAAAAGATAATGCTATAACTCCATATGCTATAATGGACGCACAGGGTGGAATATTTTTAGAAGATTATGGTTGTGATGAAAGTAATTGGTCTCAATCATTATGGGAACTCCTTGGATTTACATATTCTCAATTACATAATAAAGGTTCAAGATTACAAAGATTTAATGATAGAAATATCACAACATCAACACCTACGACAAACGCAGTGATAAAGACTGAAGACCTACAAAATATCGTGAAAGGAGGTTCTTCACAGTTAAGTATATTTAATAGTCTTGAAGTGAATTATCCTCATTGGAGATTTACTCCTGATTCTTACAAAGTGACTTCTGGATATAATGCTTCTGTTACAGAAAGAAATCTTGCTTTCCCTGGAAATTTAACATATCCTCCTGTATCACAACAAGCCACATCTACAAGTATAACTGCTGAAAATCTTCCACGAAAAATGTTATCACCGATATATTTAATTAAAAGTGATTTATTAAATCCTACATATATAGGAGGAAGAGATGCTACAAATCTTCCAGTTATAGGAGTAGTAGATAAGACTAATGGTTATGGGGATTATTATAGTGGAGCAACTGATTCAACAATATTCACGAATACTATACCGCGGACTATACAGAATATCACAACATCAATTGTGGATGCTGGTGGTAGTGAGGCAAGAGTAGATGATGGATGTGTAGTAATTTATAAGATAACAAAGCAAATTGAGAGTAATGCTAATTTAATACAAAATCTAATAAATCCTCCTAAAAAATAGAGATATCTTTTTCCATTTCTAAATCAAAAAAATAAAATCTAAATCAAAATAATATTTCATATCAATCAAATCAAAAATAAAATATAGAAACAAATAAAGATGTCTTCAAGCGGTGAATGGGGATCTAACGATTATAGTAATTTAATAACTATAACGGCGAGTGCTATTGCTTCAGTTTTACTTGTTTTATTTAAGAGTAGATGTTCTAAAATATCTATATGCTTTGGCTTATTGTCTTGCGACCGTAAAGTAATGGAAGATGATGAAGAGAAACAAAAAAAACCATTAAAGACTCAAAAATCATCACAACAAGCAGAACCTGAACCTCAAGCTGACCTATACTAATTTTTGTCTATTGTGTATTCCCATCCTGTAAATAAAGATATCTCTAAAGGAGTCCAAATAGGTTTAGATTGATTTAGTTCTTTCTCAAGCGATTTCATTCTACTCCAATAATTATTCCTATCATTAATTATATTTTTATTTTGATTTTTTAGTCTTTCGTTTTCAATGATAAGTTTCTTATTCTCTTCTTCAATTTTCCTGATATGATTAATGACATCCATTTTTGGCGTTTTTTGTGTATTGACTTGAATATTGACAAACTTTCAAATTTAATTTTTTTGAAGACACTTTTTGGTGAGTGCTTCTCTATCATAATCATCATTTGAATTACACTCTTCAAGGGCTTCATTCCACACAACAGAATCACAACTCTCGGCGAGTGCAAGATTCCCAAGTTGATTTCCAGACCAATAGACAAGAGCAAAGTTCTTCCAATAATTTACTTCTTCTTTGAGTTTGTTTGTTTCTCTATTTCTTTCACAATATAGTTTTCTAATTCGTTCCTTATCCTCCCAACACTCTCTCAAATGTGATGCTATGTCAGGGAATGTTCCTGATACAAATCCCCCAATTTCATCATCAACTTTCCAATAATCATCTATTTGTTTTTGGAGTTTTTCATTCTTCTTTGCCTCATCACACATTCCTGAGAAGTTTTCCATATTTGCCTTCCTCGCCTTTGCCAACTCTTCCAAGATGTCTTTTTTAGACAAGAACATCTCGTGCATTTGCCGAGGAGTCAATCCATCCACCCATTTTCGTTCTTCATTGAGTTTCTTGTTCTCCTCCTTGAGTTTCTCATTCTCTTTGATCCAGGAATCAACATACTCGGCATCTTCATCGTTATCAAAGCACCGACCGTTAATATCACAATATCCAGGATCATCTTCAGCCCCATAACCACTGATATCACTCCGTTCTTGGGGAGTCATTTTATCCCACAGTTCTTTTCGTTTTTCTTCAGGCAATTTACGAAATGCTACGCGTTCTTCGTAT